AACACTACATATAGCAAGAGCATAAGGTTTACTACAATACTGACTTCCATTCAATATTCGTGATATTGTTTCTCTTGGCATACCTAACTTTATTGCTAGACTTCCATAAGTGGCATTCCTAGGAACTTTATTATAAATCTTATACATATTCCCTCACCCACTTTGTTTTATCTCTTAAACGACCTTTTAACACTCTTGCATTCTTAAAGTGCTTTGCCTCCGACTTTAATTGTGTAGTATGTATTAACTCATTATCTATTCTGTTTTGATAATAACGATTGTTTGTGTGCCATTTTAGAACTAACATATTCCACCTCATATCCCATTAACTTGTAATTTTTGTATTCTCTTTTTGCTTCTTTTTTAGTTTTATATTTTTCTATGTATTCCCCTATTTTCAAGTGCATGTATTAACCTCTTTCTAAATATTTTTAAAAATCTATTCCCAACCAAATATCATATAGATTGTATTTATTCATATATTCTATTACTCCATCAATCCAATCAGGTTTAGTTTCCCATGTGAATTTTATATTTTCTCTTTCTTTTATCAAAATATCCTTAGGAAATAAGAAGTCGTATCCTGTAAAACTATCTTGAAGTAAATTGTATTTTTCAGCTACTGGTTGTAAGCACTCATCAAACATTTCATAACTATCAACCCACTTTTCACTTAATCTATCTAGTTCCCCGCTACCAATTAAATACTCTCCCATCTTACAATTATCGTTCAAATGAACATTTGTCCAACAACCCATATTTCAACCTCTTTCTATCTCACAATCTTCAGTTCCATCGCTGTAAATCGTGCAATTTCTTGTTTCGTATCCTGTTATTGTTTTGCAAGTATCAGTTTTAAACATAATCTTAATAGAAAAATATATTTCAATTATTACCACTAAAAATACTATTATTAAAAATATATCCCTTTTTTCCATCTATTTATCTCCTTTACTATTTATGTAGTCTATTATTTCGTTTAGTTTATTTTTTAATATTGTTTCTTTCTTATCCCAATTATAACCAAAAGTTTCATCACTATAAGCAGTATCTGTCAATGGTTCAATCAAAGGTTTATCTTCTTCTATTATTTCTATGTTATGAACACTCATATGAATTGTTTTTAAACTTTCTAATAATGGTTCAAAATTATAACCAACACTTCTAATATATTCTTCTCCATTATATTTATAAGGTTCATTATTATAAATTACTTTCTTTGGTTTAGGTTCTAAATCTATTAGTTCTCGAAAACTTATCATTTTACTCATCTATTTATCCTCCATCTCCACATTCTTTTTTTACAAATAAATCTATTCAAACTATCGTGTATATAACATATAGGGAATATGTAGTTGTATATTTTAGTTATCATTCCAACACCGTTATAACAAACATATAATTTTGCTTGTCTTCATATTGATGTTCATTGCAATATTTTATTGCTTCATTCTCTGTTTTAACTACTTTCACCACTTCTGGAATTTCATATGGAAAATGTCGCATTATAACATATACTAACATATTACTTACCTTCTTTCTTGTTTATGTGTGTGATTATTTCGTTTATTTTGTTTACTATTGTTGGGTCATATAATCTATTTCCTTTTAAATCAATAGGTTCAATCACGACATCTTCTACTTTATAAAATTCTTTAGCACATTGATAACACAAATTAGGATAATCAGACAAGAACTCTTTTTGTCCTTTGCCACATTTCTCACATAAATCTTCTTCTATTATTTCTATGTTTGGTTTTATTGTATTGCTAACAAGAATAATGTTTGTTAAATATTTGTATGTTGTTTCGTATCGGTTTTCTTTTTTATTATATGTATACATATCTCCAGCATACTTAACTTGCTTTGGTTTAGGTTCTAAATCTATTAAATCTCTAAAACTTATCATTTTATTCATATCTATTCTCCTATTCTATATAATCATCGTAAAAATAAAATGTTTTTCTGTCTAGATAAACCCATAACCATTTATCATTATCTTCGTTGTATATACATATTTGTTCTGAGTTTTCGTTAAATTCATATTTAAAATTTAATTCTTCAAACATTTCTTTAGCAGTCATTACTTACCTTCTTTCTTATTTATGTAATCTACTTTGACATCTAATTCTTCAATCAATTTAATTACTTCGGTCTTACTAATTGTTTCAAATGAGTAGCGGTAAGTATTGTTTGGTGTTACAGTACAACTATTTTCTGTGTAAACCTTTAACTTGTTTATTTGTTCTAACATGTATTCTTTATTCATTTTCATTCTCCTTTTCTATTAACTTGTTTTTTATTAAATCTTTAAGATAGTATCTTGTTTTGAAAAAACCAAATTCTTTTTGTGATAAATGAGTACTTGCAGAAAAACCTATCGTTTCAATTTTTTTTCTAAACCATATACTATTATTATTGTTTATGTGTATATCTATGTGACTATTATAATCTAATTTGATACTCTTTATTGCGTGTATTATTCCATCATAATAAGTTATAACATATCCAAACTTTTCCAATTCTTTTAAACCAACCGACTCTTTAACCTTTAACATAATAATCCCTCATTTCTTCGTATGAATTATAATCTTTTATAAGCCACATTATTTCGTCTTGTGTATCTTCAACAATTGAGTTATATTTTAATCGGCACCTAAGATATAAATATTCAATTATTCTAAAGTTATCGCAACTACCTTCATGTTCACTTTCATATATAAATCTCATCTAATCACTCCTTATTTTTTTCTATTTTTTTTATCATTTGTAATAAAGGAATTCTATAAATTCTTTCTTTCTTAAATATATTATAAAACTCATCAATACTTCTAAAATAAAATGTTTCGCTACCTGTATCTGTCCAATCTGTCCCGACAATAGTGAATGAGTGTTCGGTTATTACAAATAATGCACCAAAAGGGTCACCCTCACTATGGAAATTATTTTCGTATATAAAAGGCATTTTAGTTGTTTGTAATAGTTCATACATTTTAATAACATACTTTTTAGATATTTTTCTCATCTAATCACCTCTAATCCTTTCTTTACTTTATCAGCAACTGTTAACAATTCTAGTTCATCGTGTTTAATTCCTATCTTACGGAGAGTGATAAATATTTCATACCACTCTTTGTTTGTAAGACTAGACTTTGGAACTTTCTTTTCCCAATCTACTTTATTCATCTTCTCTACAACCTTGACATATTTTCTCTTCAACTTCGCCTATGTCCCAAGTATGATATTCAGTATCTTCTTCTAATTCAATATTTCCGCATATAGGGCATTCAACTAAATCAAATGCTTTCATAAGTTCTTCTTTTCTCACATTTCCATTTAAATAATCTCTAACTAATTTTTCTAAATCTCTTGAACTCATATCTCCCAACTCACTTTCTAATACTCTTGTAATATCATCTTTTGTTATATTTAAATTTTTCATATTATTCTTCATTCCTTCTCTAATTCTTTAAGTCTTTTTTTTGCCTGAGTTTCTGTTTTGAAACTTTCTTTTACTATAATTCCGGGCAGACTTACTAATTTTGTTTTGAAACATATATCGTATTTTTCTTCTGGTTGATAATGTTTATATGCAGGAGAATGTATAATGAAATATTTTTTCATATTACTTACCACCTTTCAAACTATCATAAGACCATTCTGCAAGACCAAATGCAATTACTAATGTAATAAGACCTAACCAAGTAAAACTCGTTGTATAACCTGTTATAAATGGTTCTATTCCTATCTTATAGAAGTCGTGTAGTATAAGTGATACACTTGCAAGTAATATTGTTTTTCTAATTCCTTTTTTTAATTTCATATTATTTCACCTCTTTCATTTCTAGTTTAATAATTTGATAAACTGAATATTTTTTTATAATTTTTATTAGTTCTTCTAATGTTCCTTTTTCATTTTTTTTAACCTCTGTTTTTGAAGCAGGAGATACATAAATTATTTCTAAAATCATTGTTTGTTTCATATTATTTCACCTCTTTCATTGATAATCTTCCATCACTTATTAGTTTTTTTGTTAATTCAATCGCTCTTGTTAAAGTTGTTTTGTTTGTATTATATTGTCTAACAATTTGTTTTGTATTCTTCAAGTTGGTAGTGTTAAGCAAATTCAATAACTCCATTTCTAATTCTTTCTTATTCATTTTTCATTCCACCTTTCCTTGTGTTAATACCATATTACCACCTTTGTGATTTGTTGTCAACACTTTTTGAAAAAGTTTTTTGTAAAATTGTAAATTTGTTGAAATATATGTTATAATAAATGTAGAACATAAGGAATAACTTGCTTTGAAAAGGGGTATAATATGTACGAACTAATAAAAGAACTAGGAGAAAAAGTAAAATCAGGAGCATTAACTTGGGAACAAGCAGCAAAGAGTTTTAACAACCAAACTAATTTAAATCTAACAGGTAATGCTTTAAGAAAAAGACATAGCAATTTAAAAGAAGATACAGCAACAATGCAAAACGAAGTATCTAAAGAAGAATATGAAATGCACTATGCAAATGGAAGTGTAGAACTACAAAAAGAAGTATGGTTTGATGAAAACGAGAAAAAGACACCAGAAAGCGTATTAAAGAAATTTGGATACGACCCTAACGAATGGACATTACAATCTTGGAGATTTGGTAAATGGGAAGTAGCAATCAAAGATGAAGCAACCAATAGAGTATGTACAACTATAAGAGCAGTAATTAAACCTTTATTAAAGACTGAGCTTCGTAGAGAAGAATATATGGCTATTATTAAAGAAGAAATGTCAAAAGCAATTAAACCAATAAAACTATTATCTAAACCAAAACAAAAAGGACTAGATGAAGATAAGTTATTTGAAATACCTGCTATTGAGTTACATTTGGGTAAATTAGCTTGGTCTGGAGATACAGGACAAGACTATGACCAACATATAGCACAAGATAGATTTTATAAAATAATACAAGAGATTAAATACAAACAAGACATAGAAAAATGCAGTAGAGCAGTATTATATATAGGTAATGACTTCTTCAATAGTGATACAGTAAACAATACTACCACAGCGGGGACAAGTCAGCAAAACGATGTTCGTTGGAAAAAAATGTTTAATGTGGGATTAAAACTATATAAAGAAGCGATAATAACATTAAGAGAACAATTTAATAACATAGATGTTAAGTTAGTACAAGGTAATCACGGTAATATGGCAGAGTTTTACTTATATAGTGCATTACAACAATACTTTGATAACGACAAGATTATAAATTTTAGCAATGACTATAAAGAAACACAATGTTATACATTCGGGAAGTGTGCAATATTTACTAACCATGGCGACCCTAATTTAAAAAGACTTATGAAAAGTATATCAACTGAATTTAATGAAGAATGGGGAAAATCAACATTTAGAGAATTGCATTTAGGACACTTACATAAAGAAATGGTGGTAGATGATGACAGCGGACTTATAACTCGCAGAGTTGGTAGTCCATCAGGAACAGATGCTTGGCACTATCACGAAAGATTTGTAGGAGCAACACAAAAACACGAACTATTTATATGGCATAAAGAATATGGAATGACAACTCAGTATAATATCAACTTTGAGAGTAAAAAAAAAGTACTAACTAAGGAGATGTAGTATGACAAACACACAAGTAAGAGAACAATTAGAACAAAAGTATTTATCAGTATGTATGTTAGGGGGAACAGTAACATTTAGAAATCCTCTAACAATGCACCACATAGAAGAAAAGAAAAATGGCGGACCAACTAACTTAGAAAACGGAAGTCTAGCCTGTCATTTAGAACATAGTGGAGTACATATACTAAGTGATGATGACAAATACAAAAGAAGAAGAATAATAGAATACTTAAAAGAGTATAAACATATGTTAGATATTAAAGATGACCCATTTTATATGAAGGTAGCATTTCACACTTGGTTAGAACAAGAAGTAATGGAAATGGGCTATATAATAGATAGTACAAAGGACAACCTTTTAATATTTAAAAAAAGTCCATATAAAGTAAAAAGTCTAATTTACAAAAAACAATAGAATATATAAATAGGAGAGGTATAATCAACAATGCACAGCATAAGGACTATACAGGGGCGGGAATACCACAAAACAAACGCAGGGGTACAAAGGTGGTATATTAAATAAAAATTATAAGTAGGATTTATTCCTTGCTATTAGATTAGTAATGTTTGTTAGGTATACTCAGCCTATTGAGGACTTTATATGCAGACTTAGGATGCTAGTCTAATAGGAACGATATAAGTTCCAAACTTAGCTAAAGTTTTGGTAGCGTAGCCTTCGGTGTATTTCTGAGAATAACGCCTTAATATGAGTAGTGGCGGAATAGTTAGACGCGGAAAAGGCACGATGAACCCTAATTACATAGGGAAAGCCTTATTGATTGGATGTAATCAATTTCAATGAAACCCATCATATACAGTGCAAATCTGTATCTACTCAAAAGAAGACCTTTAAAACGATGTAGTGTTTAGTCGAGACGTAATGTCAATAGACCGCCAGTAGTTATGAAAGACACTATAATTAACTATTGTTTTAGGCATCAGCATTTACTTGCTGATTGTAGGATAGTAAATATCTTGGTACGCAAGAAAAGTGAAATATAGTAATGCAAAATGTCAAAGGACACGAAATACGTTTCTAGCATTATGAATGATAATGAATTTATTATCTTACAATGAACAAAGTAAACAAGATAACGACAAAGTGTCGACAACTCAAAGGTCACGAATATACGACCTTTTATAAGAATAACCGATAAAACTTATTCCTTTGTAACGGAATAACTATTAAAAATTAAAAGTAATTTCGCCACAACGAAATAAAAAGTAATTCTCATATAACAACAAAAGCAAATTAGGTAAAACCAAATATACACGAACATATGTACGAAAAGGAAGTGATATAACAATGGAAGAAAAAAGAGGCAAAGGACATCCTAGAAGTTTTAAAGATGAAAAGGAATTCATAGATACATTTAATAACTATATAGACTACTGCAAACAAATAGAATACTTACCTAACATTGCAGGATTTTGTGTATATGCAGATATAACAAGAGAAACATTCTATAATCAAGAGGAATATTACTTTGACACTTATAAGAAAATTCAACAAAAATTAGAGGATGCAACTATAAATGCAAAGATAAATGATACATTTAAAATATTCTATATGAAGAACAAATTTAACTATAGAGATAAAACAGAAGTTGATAGTAATGTTAAGTTAGAAGATAAGACACAAGAGAACTTAAAGAAACTATCAGTAGAGGAATTAAAGAAATTAGCAGGTGGTTAGAATGATACCTGAATATGTAAGAGGAGAAGCAAAGAAAGAATTAGCAAGAAGAAGTTATATAGACTATGTAGATTACGTACACGAGGGAAGATGGTTAAGAAGTAAACATTTAGAACTAGTATGTGACTATATAGAGAAAGTAATTAACGGAGATATTAAAAGACTAATTATATCAATGCCACCACAACACGGAAAGAGCCAGACAGTTACTGAAACACTACCAAGTTATTATTTAGGTAAATATCCTAGTAAAAGAGTTATAGAAGCATCATATGGAGAAGACTTAGCAAGAAGATTTGGAAGAAGAAACAAACAAAAGATAGAACAATATGGCGAACAATTGTTTGGAATAACATTAAGTAAATCAAGTATGAGTGATAGTGAGTTTGAAATAGAAGAACATAAAGGTACAATGATAAGTAGAGGTATAATGGCAGGTATCACAGGACAACCAGCAGACCTTATAATCATAGATGACCCTATTAAGAACCGAGAAGAAGCAAATAGTGAAACATATAGGAATAAACTATGGGATGAATGGTTAAACTCTCTACACACTCGTTTATCGGCTTCTGGTAGTGTTATCTTAATACAAACACGATGGAGTGAAGATGATTTAGCGGGAAGACTTATGGCAAATGAACCTCATAAGTGGACTTATATAAATATACCTTGTGAAGCAGAAGAAAATGACATCTTAGGTAGACAACAAGGAGATGCATTATTTCCAGAGATAGGTAAAGATAATGCTTGGTTAAAAGAGTTTAAGACATCATATACATCACAAGAAGGAAGTATGACTTGGAATGCGTTATTTCAAGGAAGACCAACAGCAATGGAAGGTAATATGATTAAAAGACACTGGATTAAGTATTATGATACGCTACCTCAAATGGCTTATAAATGTATATCGGTAGACGCAACGTTTAAAGATGGAGAAAAGAATGACTATGTAGCAATACAAGTGTGGGGTAAACTAAATCATAACTACTACTTGATAGATAGATTAAAAGCACGAATGGACTTTCCTACTACAATGCAAGCAATAAGAAGTATAAGACTAAAACATCCTGTTAATAGTGTATTGATAGAAGATAAAGCAAATGGTAGTGCTATTATATCAATGTTAAGATTAGAAATGGATAGCATTATAGAAATTAAGCCAGAGGGCGGAAAGATAGCGAGAGTAAATGCAGTGGCACCATTATTTGAAAGTGGTAATGTATATATACCACAAAGAGAATGGACTAACGACTATGTTAATGAACTTGTAGGATTTCCCAATATGGCACACGATGATGAAGTAGATAGTACATCACAAGCACTTAATAGATTAAAGACAATAGATGCAACAATGAGAAATGTAACTGATGCTGAATTATATGCAATAAGAAGACAAAAGAATATACTTGAAGAAATGGGAGTTGAAAGAGCAACCCCAGAATTTATAAATTATGATGGAGGTTATTAAATGGAATACTTAATAATATGGAACGTAGCAATGATTATAGGATTTGCAGTAGGTTATAAAATAAGACCTATGACAAAAGACTACAAGATAACTAAAGAACAAGAACTTAAATACAAAAAGAAGAATGATGATGTAAATGCAATAATGGAATACAACGAAGCAATAGCAATAGGAGGACCAACAAATGAATAATGAAACACAAAAAGATTGGAGTAAGTATCAATCTGGAATAGACTATAACCAAACACTAAAGATAAATGGTAAAGGTTATTATGAAACTATTGATGCTAATTTAGCATTTGCTAATGGAGACCAATGGAGAAACTCAAAAGAAACTGGAATACCTAAGTTTGTATTCAATATCATAAAGAGAGTAAAACAATTCAAGATAGCGAGTATAGCAAGTTCTAATATATCTGTTAAGTTTGAACCTATTGAATATAAAGAAGATGGTTCTATGGATGACACTATAATAGCAAGTGAGATATTATCAACTGAAGTTAAGTGTGTATTAGATGAGTTTGGAATAGAACATAAACAAAGAGACTTACTAGCAGATGGGTTTGATACAGGAGATTATGCTACACACATTATATTTGACCCAAGAGAAAGTCTATACAACGGGCAATATGGAGAATATAAAGGTAAAATTAAAATAGAGATGATAGATGGACAAAACATAATGTTTGGTAATCCTAACTGCTCTAATAAAGAGAAACAACCTTATATAATCATAGTAGGTCGTGACTTAGTATCTAACCTAAAAGAAGAAGCAAAGAAAACTATAAATGAAGATACTGAATACCAATATATGGCAGGAGATAATGGAAAACTTGAAATCAAAGGTGATGACACAGGTAAAGCATTATATATTTACTTATACAAAAAGAATAAAAAAGGTGAAGTAGTAGTATCTAAACTAACACAAGAAACATATATCTATAAAGATGTACCTATGGGAATAAAGAAATACCCTATAGCATTTGGAAATTGGGAAACAATAAAGAATAGTTATCATGGTAGAGCAGAAACATCAGGAATAATACCTAACCAGATAGCATTAAATAAAATATTCTCTATGTATGCTTACCACACTTCATTAAATGCTTATCCAACTCTTATATACGATAAAAAATCAGTAGGAGGGCAATGGACTTCTCAAATAGGTGTACCAGTAGGTGTATCACTAGAACAAGGACAAAGAATAGAAGATGTAGCAAAATATCTACAAGTAGCACTTCCAGCGAACAATGTAAGTTCAGTAATAGAACTAATTAAAACATATACTCAAGAAATGTTAGGAGTAAATGATAGTGCGTTAGGTAATGCTAGACCAGAGAATACATCAGCAATTATAGCAGTACAAAAAGCAACAGCAGTTCCATTAGAAAATGTAAGAGCAAGTTTCTATACATTCTTAAAAGAAATGACAGATGTTATAGCAGAAATGATAATCAATAACTATGGAATAAGACCTATAGTAGTAGAACAAAATGGAGAAAGAAGTATAGTAGAATATGACTTCAATACATTAAAGACTACATATATGAATAGTAAACTAGACATAGGGCCAAGCGGTTATTATAGTGATATAGCAACAAACAACACATTAGATAACTTATTATCTAGTCAAATGATAACATTTTTACAATATCTAGATAGAGTAGATGATAGTTTAATACCAGATAAACAAAAACTAATAAGTGAAATAAAAGGACAAATGCAAGGACAAAGCAACGAGAAATACGAACAGATGATGGCATTCTTCCAAACACTAGACCCACAAACACAAGCACAATTAAAACAATTACCAGATGACCAATTTGAAGCAGCGGTAATGGAACTAATGGGACAAGGACAACAAACTATGCCTCAATAAAGGAGAGATAAAATGAAAGAACTATTAAAGATAAAATCAATCATAACTTTAACGATGATGATACTATTCAGTTACTTAGTATTTACAGGAGATATTAAAAGCGATGTATTTATGCCAGTAATGACATTAGTACTTGGGTTCTATTTTACAAAGACTAAGGAAGTGAAATAATGACTTATAACAAAAAGACACAAGGAAAACAATATTTATCTAAACACTTTCAAGTTTGGGAATTTGCAAGTTCATATAGTAATGAAATGCTTATAGAACCTAAACTAATAGAAGTATTAGAAGCTATATATTCAAAACTAAATTGTAAAAGAATAACAGTCAATAGTGGTTATAGAACACCTGCTCACTCAATAAAGGTGGGTGGGTACTCTACTGATGACCATACAAAAGGAATGGCAGCCGACATCAAGTGCTACGATATAAACAATAAAATCATACCTTCAAGAGTAGTTTGTATAACTGCAGAAGATATGGGAATAAAGAGAATAGGTTTTATCAATGAAAACTCAACTCATATAAGTATATATAATGGTAATAAATGGTTTGGAATAGAAACAACAGGTGGAACTGTTACAAGTTTCTATACTTACTTTGGAATACCAAAAGTTATACCAACACCAATAACTAAACCTGTAATAGGACTTAGCATAGGTTCTAAAGTTAAAATAAGGCTTACTGCAAGTAAATATGCAACAGGTCAAACAATTCCATTAAGATATAAAGAAAAACCATATACAGTGCTTCAAATCAAAGCAGATAAGGTATTATTAAAAGAGATAATGTCTTGGGTATTTATAAGAGATATAAAATAGAAGGAGAACAAAATGAAATACATAGCAAAAAAACTAGAAGGAACAGAATTTGAAATTAAAGGAATTAAAGAATACGAAACTTTAACAGGAGAAAAAGTTGAAGTAGTATTTGATACAGTAGTAAGAGATAAAGTAAAACTAGAAGAAGCATTATCTGCTTATAAAACTGAAAAAGAACAAGTTTGTGAAAGGTATGATGCCGACATTAAAGAAATGGAAGAAATCATAACTTCAATGAACGAAGCAAAATAATAAATAAGGTCTTTGAAGTCTAGACCTTAATAAAGAAGACATACTACCAACCAAAGTAGAGAAGGAGAATAAAATATGGAACAAGAAACACTAGACACACCAGTTGAGGTTTCAAATGACCTAGCACTTGATATTACTGATTTCGGTATAGAAACAGAAGTATCAACTACTCAAGAAACTGAAGAAGCAACACCAAAAGCGACAACAGAGGAAGGGGTAAAGGAAATTGATTATTCAACGTTTTTAAATGAATTATCTGGAAAGATAAAGTTTAATCACGAACCTGTTACAATTAACAGTGTAGATGAAATAATCACCAATTTCCAAAAAGGCTTGAATTATGATAAGGTACAAGAACAACTAAATGAATTATCATCAAGTGAAGAAATGACTTATTTAAAAACTAAAGCCGAAGAAAACGGATTGACTACAAAAGAGTTTATCAAACTTGTAAAAGAACAAGAAGAAAAACAACGTGAGAAAGTATATGAAGAAAGATATAATGAACTTGTAGAAAACGGAGTAAGTGAAGATATCGTAAAAGATATGATTACTAAACTTAAGAAGACAGATGAATTAGAAAGAAAAATAAATCAAATGGAACTTAAGGAAAAACAAACCAAAGCAGAACAGGAAAAGACTGCTAAGCACGAGGAATTCGTAAAAAGGTTCCCAAATGTAGACTTAGCAAATTTACCTAAAGAAGTTGTAATAGCAGATGATAAGATATCAGCATACTTACAATGGCAAAATGTAGAACTAATGAAACAATTAGAAATAGCAAAACAAAACGAAAAAGCCACTAAACAAAATCCAGTAAAAGAAACTGGAGAGCATGGAGGAGTTGTCACAGAACAAGAAGATGACTTCCTAAAAGGATTATTTGGAAAAAAATAGACAACTCAGTGCAACAAAAGGAATGAATAAAAATGGCAATAAATTATGCAACAAAATATGCAAGTAAAATAGCAAAAGCATTTACTCTTGGTTCTTTAACAGAAGCAGCAGTAAACAAGGACTTTGATTGGGTAGGAGTTAATGCAATATCAGTATTTGGATTAACAACTCAAGCATTAGCAGATTATAACAAATCAGCAACATCAAATAGATACGGAACACCAAGTGAATTACAAAATGTAGTACAAACTATGACACTTGCAAAAGACCGTTCATTCTCAACTTCAATTGACAAATATACTCTTATGAGTACAAACGGAGCAGTTAAAGCAGGAGAATTCCTTAAAATGGAAATTGATGAACAAGTAACACCAGAAATTGACACATATAGATTAAGAAAAATGTACACAGCAGCAATCGCTAATGGATACTATGCTTATGAAACAACAACAGCATCAAATGCTTACAAAAAACTATTAGCAGGACAAGAAAAATTAGGAGATGCAAAAGTTCCAGTATCTGGAAGAATAGCATTTTGCTCTTATGCTTTCTATTCATTTATCAAACAAGATACTTCATTTATGTTAGCAAGTGAAGTAGCAATGAAAGATAGAATTAACGGAATGGTAGGAATGGTTGATGGAGTTAAATTAGTACCAGTACCATCATCATATTTAGCACCACAAGTTGATTTCATCTTAACACACCCATCTGCAACAGTAGCAGCAGAAAAACTTGATGAATACTTCATTAGAGATAATGTACAAGGTTTCTCAGGAGTTGTTATTGAAGGTAGAGTAATCTATGATGCATTTGTAATTAACCAAAAAGTTAATGCAATCTATGTATCAGGAAAAGCACTATTAAGTTAGTCAACTAATACTATGGGAATTATGGAAACATAGTTCCTATGAATTATTTGATTAAGGAGGAATAATATGAAATATCTAATAACTGGAAATGGAACTTTTGCAAATGCAATGATTAAGAAACTACTTAAGACAGATGTAGAAGAAATAAGAGTTTTAAATCGCAGTGAGAAATCACAATTAGAAAGCAAAATGGAACATAATGATAGTAGAGTTAAATACATTATAGGAGATATAAGAGATTACGATACAATGTTATCTGCAACAAATGGAGTTGATTATGTACTACATAGTGCAGCAATGAAGTTTATAGATAAATGTGAAGCGTTCCCTTTAGAAGCAAAAAGAACTAATATTGATGGAAGTATAAATGTAATGCTTGCTAGTATAGAAAATAAAGTTAAAAAAGTTGTGTTACTTAGTACAGATAAAGCGACTAATGCAACAACAATATATGGAAACACTAAAATGTTTATGGAAATGTTCGCACAATGTGTAGACAATAAGGAAACATCTTTGATAACAACAAGATATGGAAATGTAGTAGGAAGTAATGGAAGTGTTATTCCTATATTCAAAAAATTAGCAAGCGAAGGTAAGCCTTTAACAATAACAGATAGAAATATAACTAGATTTTTTATGACAATAGATGAAGCAATAGATTTAGTGTTATACGCTTTAGAAAATGGTAAACATAAAGACTTGTTTGTATTCAATAATAAATCTTGTACAATAGGTGAAATAGCAGATTGTATAAGTAGTAATCAAATAACAACAGGACTTCGTTGTATAGAAAAGACAGATGAAGCGTTATTAACAATAAACGAACTTAACCACAGTGAACTTATAGGTAATTATTATAGGGTATCAAAAGATATAGAAAACTATACACACGATGAACCTTTAACAAGTGATAATGCAAAGAGATTTACAAAAAAAGAATTAACGGAGTTAATATATGGTTAGTTTACTGATAATGTCTAGTGATAATTACGAAGATTGTTGGGAACCTTTTTATAACCTAAAAGAGAAGTATTGGAAAGATTGTCCTTATAAAACTTATATATGTACAGAAACGAAAGAATGTTCGTATTTTGATACGACAAAAGAAAAAGGAACTTGGACAGAAAGATTTAGAAATGCATTAGAAAAAATAGATACAGAATATGTATTAGTAATGTTAGAAGACTTTTTTATAAGAGATTATGTAGACCAAACACGAATAGACACTATTATAAGTATTTTTAATGACAATACAGCAGTTTTTAACTTTGAGAAGTGTTATGAATTGCCTTGTGAAGAAAGTGTCTTAAATGGGTTTAAAAAAAGGTTAAACAAGACAATGTATTTAAATAGTTGCCAACCAAGTATTCACAATAGATTAAAACTTATTGAAAGGCTACAAAAAAACGAAAGTGCTTGGGATTGGGAATTAACACCAGTTGATAGTCCTTACGAATTTTATGTAAATTGTGAGGATTTTATTATAGATATAGGTTATTACAATCATCAACCTTGGAGTATTAAACAAGGTCAGTGGTGTAAAGAGATAATACCATTCTTTGAGAAAGAAGGAATTGAAATTGATTACGAAAAAAGAGGATTTTGCGATTAAATTATCAATAATCATTCCATATTATAAGACTTTAGATTATACAAAAGAGTTATTTAAAGTTTTAGAACCTCAATTAAATGAAAATGTAGAGGTTTTATTGATAGATGATGGATGTTATGAGAAAGAACTTGATAAATTACCTGCAAAAGTGTTCCATATAGACAATGGTGGAGTATCTAATGCAAGAAATATAGGTTTAAATAATGCAAAAGGTCAATATATAGCATTTATAGATAGTGATGATAGTGTAAGCGGTGATTATATCAAAAATATATTATCAATTAAAGAAGATTATGATTATTGCTATCTATCTTGGAAAGATACTAAAGGAAACGAGTACATAATTGCTAATGAACCACCAGAATTCAATAAAAGTGTATGGAATTGTGTATATAGTAGGAAAATAATAGGAAAAAACAGATTTAAAAAGAATTTACAATATGGAGAAGATTGGGATTTTAATACTAGAGTTCGTAATGGTAAGAAAAAGAACATAACAGATATTATGTATATATATAATGTAGGTAGAGAAGATAGCCTTACAGATAAGTATTGTAAAGGTGAAATAACATCTTTAAGACCTTTAAAAGCACAAATAGTAATGTTTTTAAGGTTTATAAGTAAAATTGGTGGAGTAGAAACATTTGTTTATGAGTTTGTAAAAGAATTTCACGACAAATACGATATATTGTTCTTATATGATGAAGCAGACCCAATACAATTAAATAGATATAGAAAATATGTAAGATGTCAAAGATATTATGGTGAAAAAATAGAGTGTGAAACATTCTTGAATTGTAACTTTAATAAAAATATAGCAGATGATGTAACTGCAATAAGTGGTAATTACTATGATATGTGCCACACAGATTATGATGCAATGGGTTGGAAATATGTTAAACATCCTAAAACAACTCTAACAATATGTGTTAGTGAAGCAAGTGCTAGGTCATTCTTAAAACAATTACCAGATGAAAAATGCGTGACTATACATAATTTATTAGTTCATAATATAAAAAGAGAAGTAAGAAAAGACAAGAAACTACATTTTATATCTACAACTAGATTAAGTTGGGAAAAAGGTTATTGGAGAATGAAAGCATTTGCAGAACGAATGAATGAATTGAAGATACCTTATATATGGGAAGTATATACAACTGATGTTAAACAAGATGATATACCAAATTTAGTATATAAAATACCAAATCTTGATATATTAGAAGAAACAAAAAAAGCAGATTTCTTAATTCAATTATCTAATACAGAAGCAGATGGTTATGCAACTAAAGAAGCATTATCATTAGGAGTTCCTGTAATAGCAACAAATTATCCAAGTATATACGAACAATCGTTCGTAAAAGATAAAACAGGATTTATACTTGAAATGGATATGTCTAATATGGATGAAGTAATATCTAAATTAAAAAGAATTACATTTGAACCTATAAAGTATGAGTATGAAAAATTATGGTTACCATTACTTGGAAAATTTCAAAAAAGCAATTATGTATTTGATGGAACTTTTTATGAAGATAAACCAGATAGATGGATTGCAGTAGAAAGAATAAGAGATGAAGAAAATAACTTTGTAGAAGCAGGAGAAGAAGCAAAATTATATTCTGGAGAAAGAATAAGAATATTATTAGAACACAAGTTAATCAAACGAATGGAGGAAGATTAAAAAATGACAGCAGAAAAAATTTGGGAAATAACAATGACACTTATAGATGAAGTGCCAATAAATGAAACATTTGATGTAAATAGCACAGCAGACTATAAAGCAAAAACACCTTATTTACTAAATGCAATACAAACCGAATTACTACCAATGACAGATTATTTTAAAACAACAACATATAGTAGAAAACCAGTAACACCAATGTTAGGTAGTAAAGAAATAAAAGAACACAATACAGAAGATATATCATATTCAATAGGTGGTAATGTAATGGCTTATACATTTGATGTAGATGGACCTTGTACAGTATATATAGAAGATTATACAGATACTTGGAATGTACTAGAAACTATAAACGTACCAACTACAATAACAGCATTTACTAATTATAAAGGTAAAGTAACACCAACAGCAGGTGCAACAGATAGTAGAATAAGATTTAGCGGAAGTTATTTCTATAATTATACTAATTATGCATTATATAAAGAAAACTTTTATGGAATTGTACCAGAATATAGAGAGTTAATATCAGTATCATTACCAACAGACTATGATGAGTTAGAAGAAATAGCATTTGATAAAGGGAATTGTTTTTATCAATTTGAAGGTAAGAATTTATATATACCTTATGATTTTGAAGGAAATATAAGAATAGTATATAGACCTATACTAACAATGATTACTTCTATAACTGATACATTAGAACTTGATACAAATATATGTAGAACAGTTATACCTTACGGATTAGGTGCTAAACTTATGCTAAATGAAAATAGTGCAATAGCAAGTTATCTAGAAAGTAAATATAATGAATTAAAACAAACACTACAAAAAAGAAGACCAGCAGAAAGAACTGAAATTATAGATTATTACGGTGCAGATATGGACTTTTAATAGAGGAGGAATACTATGGCAATTACAGTATTACAAGATATAGATAGTTCAGGTAAAAAATACTTTGCAACAGTAGATACTAGTGAAGCAGAAAATGGTGTTCCTACAGGAGGAGCAACAGGACAAGTACTAGCAAAAGCAAGTGCAACAGATTACGATACTGAATGGGTAACTCCTGAAGGTGGAGATGTAGATAGTGTTAATGGACAAACAGGAGTTGTAGTATTAGATACAGATGATATAGGAGAGGGTACTACAAATAAGTACCTATCTGCTACACAAAAAACAGATTTAACAGATGGTGGAACAACAACACTACATACACACTCACATACAATATTAACAGATATAGGAACTAATACACACGCACAGATAGACACAAAGTTAGCTAGTTTATATAACGAGAGAGAAATAAAAAAAGAAACAACAGGATTTACTAATTGCGAAAATATAAATGTATCTTATAATGCAACTACTAGAAAAGTTACTTTAACAGGAACATTTCAAGCATATTATAAAGGTGAATTAGTATCTGCATTAACTAATGGTTGGGAAAGTCCAGCACATGCTGATGTAGCAGGAACTTATTTCTTACATTATTGTGAAAATGGAATAACATTCACAACAGAGCCTTGGACATTTGATTGTTTGCAAATAGCATTTATTCAATATAATTCACACGATATAGCAATAAGAGAAGTTCACGGATTTATGCAATGGCAATCTCATAAAGAATTTCACGAAACAATAGGAACATATAAAACTGGTGGAGGTACATTCTCATCTTATGTTTTAAATAGTACAACTGTTGCTAATAGAAGAGTAGATATAAGTGATACAACAGTACGAGATGAAGACTTAACGACTACAATATCAGCATTAACAACAAAACAATATACACATAGGTATTTAAGTGGTGCTGGAATAAGAAGTCTAACAACACTACAAAACGATATAATAGCACTTAATGGTAATATACCTTATTGGAACGAATTTAATGGAAGTAATTGGGTACAAACACCAATGTCTAATAATCAATATGGAGCAATATTTGTAGTTGCTATTCCAACAACAAGTGATACTAATAGTCAGTTGTATAGATATATGTTCGTTCAACCACAAAAAGTTGGAACATTAACAGAAATAGAAGTATTAACACCAAATGATTTAACACACGGAGACAGTAGTTTATTAGTAAGTGAATTTGTATTCTTTGCTAAAATAATTATAGGAGTAAGTGGTAATAACTGGACTATAACAAGCATACAAGATATTACAGGAACAAGACTTAATCAAACAGCATCTACATCTGGTAATTTCCTTGCATCAGTTAATCACGATACTACACTAACAGGAGATGGAACATCAACTAATCCGTTAAGTGCAGTAGAACAAAAACCTACAATATATGAAGTATCAAGTTATGCAGAGTTTAAAGTAGCATTAGAAGATACATCACAAAGTGTTAAAAACATTTTCATAAATACCAACTTATTCAATATATCAGCAAACGAAACAATAACAGTATCAGGAACAAATAATGTGTTTAATAACTGCATATTTAGTGGTAATTATACATTAACATTATCTGGTACAGGAACAACTAACATATATAACAAACTTTATTTTGAAGGTAGCCAAATATCAGTAAATGGTGCATTATATATTAACATATTGCAAATAGGAACTTATACAATGTTTATAGGAACAGGAATAAGAAAGTATCAATATGTTATGGATATAGATACAATAGAAGGAATATCACAACAAGACTGGATTGCATATTCAAGTCAATTCGCTTTAAAATCAAATGTATTACAACTTAACAACACAACGGTATTTACACCAGACCAAGACTACGAACCAGCAACAAAATTGTATGTTGATAGTAGAACAACTGGAAAAACAATAAATACAATATATGAAGTAAACAGCATAACAAGTTTTGAAATTGCTTGTGAAGATACTTCGCAAAGTGTTAAAAACATTGTTGTAAACGGAATATTATATTTAACCGGAAATAAAACTATAGAACCTTATGGAGATATAAATATATTAACTCCAGCAATGTTATATTCAAATGGTTATCAATTAACTTTTGATGGAACTAGTTATAGAAACTTATTTGCTTCTAGTCCTGTTATGAGTTTCTTGTATAATTTAACATTTGTAGGTAACGGAAACCTAAACTTAGTAAAAATGGCAATGAGATTTGGTTCAATAGACTTAGGTGGTATTTATTCTTTAAATGCAACTTTAGATGGATTAGATAGTTCGTTCTATTATCAATATTGGGATGGAACAGGAAGTATAAATGGAAATGGAGCAACTAGATTTGGACAATTAAATTGGAATGGTCTGATATTACCTAAAGCAATAGGAACAGATGTTATAACAGGTACTAACGATATAAAATATATAACTCCTAAAGCAATGAAAGATAGCGGACTACCTGATGCAGGTGGATGGAGTTCTGTACCAGGAATAGTTGCATATGGAAGTGCAGATAGTCCTACATTTTACGTAAATACAGAACAAGACTTACGAGGCATTGTAGGTAAAGGCGATAAGATAAAACTTACTCAAGCACAAGCATTAACAGGATATTGGAGTTTTGATACAAATAGTTCTCCTGATGTAGGAAGTTTCACTATGGCAAACATAGGAACACCAACATATACTGCTGGTAAGTTTGGTAATGCACTTACATTGAATGGTACAAACCAAGCATTGTCAATTACGGATGCTGCTTTATTAAAACCTACAGGAGCATTTACAATAGGTTGTTGGTTTAAAACATCAACAACAGGAACTACAAAAACATTATTTCAATCTTGGTCTGACAATACGAATGCAAATGGAATTATACTAGATATTGGTGCAATAAATGTTATTGCTTTATATATAGGAAATAATGCCCCCGGTGCTTCAACTGCTCTAATAGGAACAACTGTAGTAACAGATAATCAATGGCACTATGTGGTGGCAACATTCAACAATAATTATGCTCAAGTATATTTGGATGGAAATTTAGAAATGGCTACTTATGCTGTTACTCCAACATATGCAGCAACAAATTATGTACGAATAGGTTGTGAAAACAATACAGGAACAAACACAGCATTTATGAACGGTCAAATAGATGACTTATTCCTTATCAACGGATATGCATTAGACGAAAAAACAATACGAGATAAATACGAATTAGGAACTGCACAAGGAACAGGAAGTATAAACATAGATAAAATATTCTTAGTTCACGCAAATCCAACAATAAGTACATTGACTTTATATGGAGGTACAGACTTTCAACTTGCAAATAGTACAATATCAAATGTTTATTATAGCAAAGTTAAAAATCCGCAAGGTTATAATGGAAATTGTGATAAATGGAGTTTAATGAGTGTATATTCAAGCAATGTATCTCAAGCAAACCCAACAGGTTCGACTTGGTATAATTTATCAAGTGCATTGATACCAATCCATATAGGAATGTGGGATACATCGTATTCAGTTTTAATAGCAGCAACAAGAGCGACAGCAGCAGGATGTAATTGTTACACAACATTATCAACTGCTAATAATACAGAAAGTGATGCAGAATTCACAAGAGGTATAGATGCTAACCCAGTGGTACAAATTGGGTATCAATCGGTATATGCTAATAAACGAATAGCAACAAATGTTAAAATGAATATGTATTTAAACACAAGAACAACACAAGCACCAATAACAGGAATATATAATGGTGGTGCTATTCAAAAGACAGTAATCAAAGCAACAAGCATATATTGTTAGTTAGGAGGAAAGAAATGGCAACAATACAACAAAAATCAATACCACAACCAGTTAAGATAAAAAAGTTCTATGGACTTAATCTAACAGGAGAAACACAACTAATTCTTGGAGAAAGTCCAAATATGACTAACTATTTTATAACAGAAAATCATAAGTTAGAAAAAATGTATGGTTATATGAAATTTTTAAATACAACTAAACCTATAAAGGGAATGTGGTACGGAGAATTAAACAATGAATTTCACTTCTTAATAGCAACAGATGGACATATATATAAAATAGACAATGACTATTGGAGTGATGAAGCAGAATGGGACACTGACACATTTACAACACATTGTACCGACCTCGGTACATTAACAAATGCTACAACAAGATTTTTACCTTTTGCAGGTAAAGTATATATCTTAAATGGAGCAGAGTATAAGTCTTGGGCTGGAACAAGTACAATAGCAGATGTAGTAGGTTATATTCCAAAAATTTTAATATCTGGAACACCTAGTACAGGAGCAGGAACATCTTACGATGCATTAAACCTTTTAACAGGTAAGAAACGAATGACATTCAACGGAGATGGCACAGCAACATATAAACTACCAGAAACATCTTTAACGAGTGTAGATAGTGTTTATGTAGGTGGAGTTTTAAAGACAGTTACAACACATTATACAGTTGACTTAACAACAGGAGTAGTTACTTTCACAGCAGGTAACTTTCCTACAACTGGATTAGATAATGTAGAAATATATTGGACTAAAGGTACAGGTGATAGAGATAAGATAGTTAAACATAAAGAACTTATTGCATTTGGACCTAATAACGATACAAGAGTTTTCTTGTACGGAAACCCAACAGAACAAAACAGAATAAGATTTAGTGATTTAGCAGATGGAGTACCAAGTGCAGAATACTTCCCTTCTATCAAGTTCAATGATGTTGGAGTATCAAATAGTGCAGTTACTAATATATCAAAACAACAAAGTAGAATGATTATAAGTAAAGATGATAATAAGAGTTTTTATTCTAATTATGAAAGTGTAGAAATAAACGGAGTTACAATAGTATCTTTTCCTGTATTTCCACTTAACGATACAGTTGGAAATGTAGCATTAGGACAAGGACAAGTAATAGATAACAAACCAGTTGTAATAGATAAAGGACTACAAGTATTCAACACTACAACAGTTAGAGATGAAAGAAATGTAGATAACATAAGTGAAAAAATATGGTTTGACTTAGAAGATTTAACGCTTGAAAATGCTATAACTTATGACTATGAAGAAGAAGACCAATATTGGTTAATAGTAGGAAATAAACTTTATATATGGCATTATGGATTAAGTGATGGTAATAATCAACAAAGGGTGTTCTCAAGACATTTATTAGCAGATAATATAACTTGTTTCTTTACAATAAATGGCATTTTATATATGGGAACAGACACAGGTAAAGTAGTTAAGTTCTCTCAAGACTTTGTAACATTTGATGGAACAACAATAAATGCTTACTTTGAAAGTGGATTTATAGACTTTGGTGCAATATCATTAAAGAAAACTTTAAACAAGATATGGGTAGCAATTCAACCACAAACAAAAGCAAGTGCAACATTCAATTATATAACAGATAAAGAATATGGACTTGTAGACCAAACAATAACATCAAGTTTAGCATTATTAGAAATAAATAAAACAACATTCATTTTACCAAATTGGAGTTTTAGAGTAAACTTCAACCCGACACCATTTAGATTAAAACTAAAAGCCAAAAAGTTTAGTTATTTAAAAATGGTAATAAAAAACTCAAGTTCTACCGAAACTTGCAAGATATTAGAAGTTGATATGCAAGTTGAATTAGGTAGTGAAAGTAAATAAGGAGGAAATTAAATATGGGACTTACAAAAACAGCGGTTGTTGTAAATAACATTCAGTCTTTAAGCGATACACCTAGTTCAGCAGAAGGACTTACAACACAAACATTCAAAGCAAAGTTTGACCAAACAGGAGCAGACTTAAAAACTTATATAAATTCAACATTAACAGAAGAATTAGATACACTTATAACAGGAATACAAGGCGATATAACAGACATTGAAGCAGAACTTGATGGAATAGATGTTAGCACACTTTTAGTTAAAGCAAACAACTTAAGTGATGTTACAAGTGCTTCAACATCAAGAACTAATTTAGGATTAGGAAGTATTGCAACACGAAATATTACAGTATCAACAGGTTCACCTAGTGGTGGAAGCGATGGAGATATCTGGATTAAGTATAGTTAGGTCGTGAATATATGGGACTAATACAAGGAACAGTATCTCAAAATGCAGATAGAAACAGAAGTTTTATCTATTGGCAAGAAATATCTGTTGACACAGAAAATAATAGAAGTTTAGTTAGAGTTATACCTATCATAGATACTTTAACTCCAGCATATGATTGGAATGGGACAGCATCAGGAATGACAATAACAATAAATGGAACACCTTATTCTTATGGAAACTTCAATTCAAACACTGATAGCGGTTGGACTTACTCTTTAGGAGATAGTCCTACTGGTAGAGTGGCAGAAAACATTATAGAACAATTATCACCAGCATATAAAGAAGTATATGTAGACCATAATGAAGATGGAAGTAAAGATTGTTCTATATCAATGTCATTTAGTTTACCAAGCGCAGGTTTTGGACCTGGCAATGTATCAGCAAGTGGCACAGCAACATTAACTCTTATACCTAGAGGAATATTACACACAAAAGTATCTGGAATATGGAAACAGGGACTAACTTATGTTAAAGTAAGTGGAGTATGGAAACAAGCAATTGGAGTATATACAAAAGTTTCTGGAGTGTGGAAACAAAGTATATGAGTGAACTATTTACAAATATACAATTTTATAGTAATATTATAGTAGGGGGAGCAACACTTATGACTTCTTTAGCAGTTATAATCCAAACATTTACAAAATATAATCCTTTTAATGGTTTTAGAGAGTGGTTAAATGAACCAACTAAAATTGAAATAAATGAAATAAGAACAGAATTAAAGGAACATAAAATACAATTGGATGAAATACATATACAAAATTTAAAGTCAGCAGTAACTAATTCTTGCTTACCATTAAGTGAAAGAGTTAAAGCAGGACAAAAATATGTAGATGAATTAAGATTAAACGGCGAAGTGTCTGCTCAATATAAGGTATTAAAAGAACTTTACGAACAAGAATTGAAAGAAGAATACATAAAAGGAGGTAAAACTAAATGAACTATGAACAAGAACTTCAAGCATTAAGAGATGCCCAAATAAAAACGACAACAGAAGAATTGCAAAAACAAAAAGAAATAGGAATGACAACTTTGTCACAACAAGAAGCACAATTAAAACCTAAATATGCTTTACAAAGACAACAAGCAAGTACAGGAAGTCAAATGGGAGCAAAAAACTTTGCAGAATTTTTAGCAAATCGTGGTTTAACATCAAGTGGTACAGCAGGAGAAGGAGAAATTGCTAGAACAAATCAATTAAATCAAAATCTAGGAACAATTCAAACTGCAGAAAATGAAGCAATGCAAGGAATACAAAATCAAAGAACTAATTTAGAAATGCAAACAGGAGCAGAATTATCTAAACAACAAGGTGCAATAAATTTAGATTATATGAAAAATGTATTCAATTATAAACAAGCACAAGAAGAAGCAAAACAAAAAGCAATAGCAGATGCTAGAAAAACAGCACAAAATAATGTTGGTAAAATAACTAAAATATCAAATATACCTTTATCTTATCAAACAGGACTTCAAGGAGTTAAGAGTGGTAGTAAGGTAGTTTATAATATACCTAACCAAGATGGAAGTATAACACAAGCAAGTTTTAATGTAGGAACAAATCCTTTCACAGGAACTGTTAATAAGAATTTATTAGACACAGAAAAAAAATATGACCCTAAAAACGCATTTAGTAATGGTTACCAACCAAACAACATAAAAGGAACTAAATTAGTAGATAGTGAAGTTATTAAAAATGTAAATGGACAAGACCAAAAAGTATGGGCTAAAGGAACAGGAAATAATGCTACATTATGGTATTGGGATGGAACAAAAAACGATTATCAACCTTATACAGGTTAGGAGGAATTAAATATGGCAAAACAACTGACATTAGGAGATTTACAAAAAGGAGTATCAACTACTCCTTCTTCTAAACCAAAACAATTAACATTAGGTGATTTATCTAGGCCAAAACAAGAACCCATTATAACTCAACCTACATCAAGAACAGGTTTTTCATTTGCGCCTATGCCAGACTATACTAAAGAGCAACAAAAAGCAAATACTAAATTACAACAAGAAGCACAAAAACTATCTTCTTCAACTATAAATCGTGGTGGAGCAGGACTACAAGGAGCATTTGGTGAAGTTAAGCAAATGGGTAGAAGTGTAGAAGAAAAAGCAGTTAAGCCTATTCAAACAGCACCATTAGCATATAGGCATGGAGATTTACAAAAAAACTTATCTCTTGAGTATTATAAAAAAGCACAAGGTGAAAAGAATGATGTAGAAAAAATATCAAAACAAATTGTAGAGTTTGAAAATAAATACCCAGAGATAACTAAATCTAAAAATATAATTACTCAAACAATAACATCTGCACCAAGTTCAGTAGAAAGCCAAATTGAAGGAATAAAACAAGGTGGTGTGTTATCTGTTGGAGGTGCTTTAATAGGGGCTGGACTTACAGGTTTAGCAACTGGAGGAGCAGGTACAGGAGCAGGAGCAATTGGAGGAGCAAAATTAGCAGGTGGAGCAGGTTATGTAAAAGGAACTGCAGAAAGCACTTATAAAATGGAATATGGAAGTGCATACCAAACAATGATTGAAATGGGAGTTCCAGAAGATATTGCCAAAAAAGAAGCAAAAAATGTAGGACTTATCAATGCAGGAATAGAAGGCGGAGAAAGTATTATAGACCTAGTTACTATGGGTCAGTTTTCTAAACTTACAGGAGCAGTTAAATCTTCTTTAGTTAAAAAATATGGTGGAGAAATGGTAGAAAGTTGGCTTAAAAAGGCTGGTAAATCTTATTTAGCAAACATTCCAACAGAAGCAATAGAAGAAACGCTACAAGAAAAATCAACTATTGAAGGAGAAAAAAGAGCGACACAACAAGCAGGAATAAAAAGAGATAGTTCACAAGATGCTGCAAGATTACAACAAAGTGCAATATTAGGTGGAGCAGGAGCATTATTACTAGGTGGAGCAACAAATGTTTTAGGTTCATCTATAAATACAGGACTTAATAAAATTGGAACAAAACCAGAAGCACCTACTCAAACTCAATTAGAAGCACCTACAACAACAATTCCTCAAACTAATATAAATACACCAACAACTACACAAACACCTCTTACAAGTCAAATAAACCCCGTTATAGAGCGAAATGTAGTACAAATAACAGCAGAAGATACAAATGTAGTTAATTTTATAGATAAAGTTAATACAATTTTACCAGACAATGCTAAAGTTGAACTTGCAATAGTTAATATGGATAACTTAAAACAAGAGTTAAATATTCCACAAGGAACTAACTTGCCTGGACTTATTATAAATAACAAAATATATCTTGATGAAAAGACACCTAATAAGCATATAGAAACTGCTAAGCACGAATTTTCACACTTTGTAGAAAATAGTGATGAATATGATGGATTTAGTGATTTTATATTAACTGAATTAGATAAAAAAGGACAATTACAACAAGCAATAGAAGATATTAGAAGTATATATGAACCTATTTATACACAACAAGGTAGAACATTACAAGAAAATGACATATATAAAGAAATAGTTGCTAACTTTTCAGTAGACAATATATTATCAAACGAAACATTTATCAATAGACTAGCAAACGATAATAGAAATATGGCACAAAAGTTTTATGACTATATTAAAGAAAGAGTTAAAGCATTGTCTAATGTTGCAACTATGACAAAAGAAGAAAGAGAAACACTTGCATTTTATAAAAAGGCTGAAAAATTATACGAAAAAGCACTAAAAGGTAAGTTTGAAACAACTTCTACACAACAGTTATCAGTTGAAGGAGATTTTGTAGTTAAAAACTCTAAAGGAGAAGTAGTATCTAACTACGACAGCACAGGTAAGAAACTACCTAGAGAAGTGGTAGAATACTTTAAAGATAGTAAAGTTAGAGATGAAAATGGAAATTTATTAGTTGTCTATCATGGTACATCAGCACCAATAAACGAATTCTCTGAAGGAAGTGTATTTTTTACAGATTATAAAGATGGTGCAAAACAATATGCAAAACAATGGGCAGAATTTGATAACTATGATACAAAAAAAGGATATCTAGTTAAAAGTTTTTTAAATATTAAAAATCCTCTAGTTATAGATGCTGAAGGAAGAGGATATGAAGAAATATTAGTTGATTATACAGATGAAAAAACAGGAGATTTTTATAATCAAATATCAACAAATGACATTATAGATATAGCAAAAAGAGATGGATATGATGGGATAATTATAAAAGATGTTTTTGATTTTGCTGATGATACAGGAAATGATTATGTTGCATTTGAACCAAACCAAATCAAAGAAACAACAAACCTTAAACCTACATCAAACGAAGACATAAGACTTAAAGCTGAAGTAACAAAAGAAGAAACTAAAACAAGAGGTTTTGAAAAAACAATAAAATCAAGTACACTTTTAAGTAAAAAAACTAAAAAACTTATAGAGGAAACTGATTATGTTGTACAAGGAGATAAAGATGCTATTAAAAAAGGTAAAAGCACTTTAAAACAAGTCGGTTATGATAATTTACTCAATTCTATTGAAACCAAATTTGAATTAGGTGAAAGATTTACAAAACAAGATATAGTTAATACTGAACTTCTAATTAGAGAGGCACAAGCAAAAGGAGATTTAGATAAAGTTACTAATCTTATAAGTCAAGTTTCTATTATGGCAACTGAATTAGGACAATCTATACAAGCATTATCTTTGGTAAATAAATTATCTCCAAGAGGTCGCTTACAGACTTTAACAAATATTATTTATAGAGAAAATAAAAATATAGAAAAAAGATATAAAGATAAAAAACCAAAAATAAAATTAAGTAAAGAAGTTAAAGATAGTATTTTAAATGCTAAAACAACAGAAGAACTTGATTTAGCAGTTGCAAATGCAATACAAGAAATATCACAACAAATGCCATTATCTTTTGCAGACAAAGCAAGGTCTTGGAGATATTTAGCAATGTTAGGAAATCCTAAAACACACATAAAAAACTTAGTTGCAAATGCAATATTTACACCAGTTAGAGCGCAAAAGAACTTCACAGCAAAAGTCATTGAAACTATTGTTAATCCAGCAGAAAGAACTAAAACATTAAAGAAAGCAACACCAGAACAAAAAACATTTGCCAAACTTGATGTTAAAGAAGTTGCTGATAGATTAAGCGGAGATAAATACGATACAAAATCCCTTATTAACAAAAATAAAAGAGCGTTTGATGGAAAAATATTGAATTTCTTGGCAGAACTTAATAGTAAAAGTTTAGAGTGGGGAGATAAAATATTTTCAAATGGTGTTTATGAAAGAACATTAGCAAATTATATGGCAGCGAATAACTTAACTCCAGACTATTTAAATAGTGGTACAACACAAGCAAACGTTGCTCTTGAAAAAGCAAGAAGTTATGCCGTGTCACAAGCATTAGAAGCAACTTTTAAACAATTTAATGCTCTTGCAAATTATATATCTAGTACAGAAAGAAATGCTAACCCTATTGTTAGAGAAGCAATAAGTGGGGTTGTTCCATATAAGAAAACACCAGCAAACATATTAACTACTGGACTTGAATACTCACCATTGGGACTTATTAAAACATTAAGTAGAGACAGTGTTAAATTAAAAAACAACGAAATAACAGCAACAAAATACATAGACAACTTATCAAAAGGATTAACAGGAACAAGTGCAACTGCACTAGGAATGTTATTATCTGCATTAGGAATACTAACTGCTAGTGGTCCAGAAGATGATAAAGAAAAGAAATTTGGTGAACTTCAAGGTAATCAAAGATATTCTCTTAACATAGGTGGAAAATCTTATTCTCTTGATTGGGTTGCACCAATAGGAATTCCAATATTCTTAGGAGTTGAAATTCAAAAAGCAATGGAAGAAGATAAAGAAATAAATGGTTGGCAATTATTAGATAGTGCTAGTAAGATGCTTGACCCTTTAACAGAAATGTCTTTATTACAAGGAATAAACACAACACTAAGTTCTTATGAAGACAACAAAATAGAAGGCTTAATAGCAAATACTTCGTTTAACTATGCTGGACAATATGTTCCAACTTTAATGGGTCAATTTGCAAGAACTATTGATACTACAAGAAGGTCAACTATGGCAGATAAAAACAAAGACACACCTAAAAATGTACAAATGTTTTTAAATAAACAAATAGCAAAAGTTCCTTTCGCAAGTAAAACACTTCCAGCATATATTGATGCTTATGGTAGAAAACAAACAAGTGATACACTAACTGCTGCTTTACAAAACTTTGTATCTCCATCATATATAAAAGATATAAACGAGACAAAAGTAGATAAAGAACTTGCTAAATTATTTGAAATAACACAAAATACAAAAATATTACCAAGTGTAAGTAGCACATCTTTTTCAAACGATAAAGAAGAAATAAATTTAACGCCAAAACAATATGAAAAATTTGCAAAAATTGATGGGAAATCTAATTATAATGCACTAGAAGCATTATTTAAATCTAGTTATTATAAATCTTTACCAGACACAACAACTGACGAAGATGAAATGTCAAAAGAAAAAGCAATAGAAAAAATTTATAGATATTCACAAAATAAAGCAAAAGTAAGTTTCATTAAAGACAAAGAAGAAAAAGAAAAA